GGACTTATCATACCATAACGGGGCAATAAGGTCAATTCGGACATTTAGTACATATTGCCACATCAGGATGTTACTAGCCAGTAACTTAATCTATCGAACACCTGTTCGAGGGTTTGTGTTGGACGACACGCCCGAGCGCGGGATGGCTATCCACAGGTTATCCCCAAAGTTATCCACAGGGCAGGGCAGATAGTCTCATGCCAGATAATCCGAATTATGTAAAGCCAGAGGCCAGAATGGCCGTCTCAACAGGTGAGATTCCATCTCACAATGTGGAACTAGGGAATAATCTCTATGTCTCTTTGTCGCTTTGTCGACAATTCTTTGAGGGTGGGTTGTTAAAAATCGTTGGACCGTACTCCTATAGTATCCGACAATAATTTTCTGTTATATTTGGGGGCTATATACGCTCAAAAGTACTACTGCGAAAAATATATTCCCGAACTTTGTTCGGATTTACCTGTTTGAACAGGTTATCTATTATGTATATAAATACATATTACGGAGTCGCTCCGTTTAAGACTCCGCTCCTCCTATATATAATATATATAAAATTATAATTATAATGGGACAGTTATGCCCGTTTAGCCCTACCGTTAAATAGGCGTTTTTAGGAGACAATAATGGGACGTAAACCAGGGGTACAATCAGTACCTAAAGATGAAGCCCAGGCCAAAGTACTAGCCCTACTAGAACAGGGTGCTACTATTACGGCCGCTATGGCCGCCGTCGGTAGACAAGATACAGCCTTTCGTCAATGGGTCATGGTGGACGAATCCTTTAAGGAAAAGTCTGAAAAGGCCCGCCTTGCAGGCAAAGGCATTAAAGCGGACCTGGCAGAACTCAAGGATATATCCTACCCCGACTTCTCCCAGCAGTTCCTAGACACCACCCTCTTTGACCATCAACTCAACTGGCTAGACCTGATTGAAGGTCGTGAGCCACGATGGCAACCTGCAGGTATGACTTACGAGCCAGGAGACCCAAAGCGTGTCCTGATTAACGTGCCACCCGAGCACGCCAAGTCAACTACCATTACAACCAACTATGCGTTGTATACAATTGTGACCAACCCCAATGCGCGAGTTATCATCGTGTCCAAGACCCAGGGTATGGCTAGAAAATTTTTAGGTGCGATTAAGACTCGTCTTAGCCACCCAGCATATATGAAACTCCAGACGGCCTTTGGCCCAAATGGAGGCTATAAGGCAGATGCAACCCAATGGTCTGCTGATATGATATATTTAGGAACGGGACGAGATTCTGGCGAGAAAGACCCCACAGTGCAAGCACTTGGATTTGGTTCCCAGATTTACGGCGCACGCGCCGACCTGATTATCCTAGACGACGTTGTGATGAACTCAAATGCCCATGAATGGGAGAAGCAAATTGAATGGCTTCAAAAGGAAGTTATCACACGTCTGGGACGGCACGGAAAATTACTTATAGTAGGAACCCGTGTCGCTCCCGTAGATTTGTATAAAATGATACGTGATGGCGCACAATGGACTGGTGGCAAAACTCCCTTTACCTACTGTGCTATGCCTGCCGTTCTGCAATTTGATGAGAACCCGCAGAACTGGAAAACGTTGTGGCCTAAGACCAACATCCAGGAGAACGATTTAGATGAGCAATTCGAAGATGGGCTTTACCCTAAGTGGGATGGACCCTCGCTTTTTAAGCGTCGCTCTGAGGTCGCTCCGTCAGTATGGGCTATGGTCTACCAGCAAGAAGATGTCCAACAAGACTCTATCTTTCCGCCAACAGCAGTTGCAGGATGTGTTAACGGTATGCGAAAGCGTGGACCGCTTAAACCTGGTACTCCAGGACACCCGCAAAGAGCAGGCTCAATCTACACCGTAATTGGTTTTGACCCTGCAGTATCTGGTCGCTCTGCTTTCGTAGCAGTAACTTACAACCGCGACGATGGTCAAGTGTATGTACTAGACTGTGTGAACATGGCAGACCCGACACCTCAGAAAGAGAATGCTCTTATTCGTGAGTGGGTTGAGAAGTACCATCCTCAAGAATTCCGTGTGGAGATTAACGCACACCAGAAGTATTATGCTATGGATACGGACTTACGTAACTATCTAGCAACCTATGGGTGTCAATTGAACTCACACTTTACAGGCAAGAACAAGTGGGACACATCTTTTGGTGTAGCATCTATGGCTAGCCTTTTTGGCAGCATTAGCAATGAACGCTATCAGAACAACGGTATCATAGAACTACCAAGTAATGAAGGCTCAGAAGGACTTAAGTCTTTGGTGCAGCAACTCATTACCTGGAAGCCAGATACTAAGAACCCAACTGACTGTGTGATGGCTTTATGGTTTGCTATTATACGTGTACGTGAATTAATGCAACAATCCTCTGCGGTAGGTCAATATCAAACCAACCGCTGGGCAACCCGAAGTCAAAAACAACAACGCATGTCATTAAACTTAGACGAAGCATTCGCTGAGCAATGGCAAGAAACTTATAGTTAGGATAATAAAATGCCAACACCACAACAAGTTAAAGCAAAGGCAAAAGCCCTACAAGCCAAAGCAGATGCAAAAGCAGCAAAGGCTGCAGCAGCAAAGCCAAAAACTGCTAGTTCAAATGTTAAAGTAGTCCCACCAATGACAGCGGCTGAGCGTGGAAATAGAAATGCTTCCGAATCTGCTAGAACACGCAATACGGCTATGGGTACACTAGATATTCGTGCGCATGCAGAAAAAAATGTCACCAAGGGTCCAACAGTTAGTGTTCGCTCTACTCCTGGAATTTCTGGCACAGGCGGCGCTAAAGTTGCTGCAATTTATAAGCCAATGGGTGGCTCTGGTATCGGCCTTCTTTCAATCAAAAATAGATAATTTTTTTTTTAAATCTACGTTAGGACAATAATGGCATTATCGATGGAACAAGTTGCAGCGCGGGTCGAGAACCTTCGCTTCCGCAACGCTGAACGTGACGGTCGCAACCTTGACGTTCTTGCAGTTCGTAAAGGCCAGATTGCATCTGTCTATCCTGATTTCTTTCCAGACGGAGTAGACGCTAACGTAGTTGCCAACTTTATCGACATTGTCGCACGCGACTTGTCAGAAGTTATGGCTCCGCTTCCTGCGGTTAACTGCTCAGCGGCTAACTCTGTTTCGGACAGAGCGCGTGGTTTTGCTGATAGACGCACACGTATTGCATCAAACTATTTTTCACATTCAGACCTTTCAGTACAAATGTACCAAGGTGCTGACTGGTATCTAACCTACGGTTTCCTCCCATTCTTTATTGAATTGGATGAGGAAGCAAAGTTGCCGCGCATCCGCCTAGAAAACCCACTGGGTGCTTACCCAGAATTTGACCGCTACGGACGCTGTATTGCCTTTGCAAAACGCTATATGACTTCTTTGGCGGAGTTAGTTTCACTGTTCCCTGAGTACGAATATTCCTTGCTAGGAGGCCACGGCTTCAAACAAGATTTGAATACTCAAGTTGAAATGATTCGTTACTTCGATAAAGACCAATCAATCATCTACATCCCTACAAAGAATAATCTAGTCCTTTCACAGGCCATGAATCCATTGGGTAAGATGATGGTTGTCGTAGCCCGTAAGCCATCTATTGATGATGAACTTCGCGGACAGTTTGATGACATTCTTGGAATTCAATTGCTGCGTAACCGCTTCGCGTTACTTGCGATGGAAGCAGCAGAGAAGTCAGTACAAGCACCTATCGTACTTCCACAAGATGTACAGGAGTTGCAACTTGGTGGAGATGCGGTTATTCGCACATCCAACCCAGCAGGTGTACGCCGTGTAGAACTTAACATTCCAGCAGGCGCGTTTACAGAACAGAGTTTGCTTAATCAAGAACTACGTGTGGGTGCTCGTTATCCTGAATCACGTACTGGTAATATCAGCGCATCAGTTGTTACAGGACAAGGCGTACAGGCTCTTATGGGAGCCTTTGATACACAGGTGAAATCTGCGCAAGCAATCTTTGCATCTGCACTACGCGATGTAATTCAAATCTGTTTCCAGATTGATGAAAAGATTTTCCCGTCAGAGAAGACAATTCGTGGTGTAGACTCAGGCTCACCTTATGAAATTACATACTCACCTAAGAAAGATATTAAGGGTGATTACTCAGCAGATGTTCGCTATGGCATGTTGGCTGGTCTTAACCCAGCACAGGGACTTATCTTTATGCTACAGGCACTTGGTGGTGGATTAATCTCCAAGGATATGGCTATGCGTGAACTTCCATTTACAGTTAACGTATCTCAAGAACAAGAAAAAATTGAAATTGAAAAGATGCGTGATGCATTACTTGGAGCGCTTACAGCATATACACAAGCAATTCCACAGATGGCTACAACTGGTGGAGACCCAAGTGAAGTAGTGCGAAAGATTGCCGATGTTATTAAGGCACGCCAAAAGGGACAGGCACTTGAAGATGCAATCGAAGAGACATTTGCTCCAGAGCAACAAGTTCCTCCTGCTGGGGTTCCATCGGTTGAGCAACCGTCCCCTGTTCCCCCTGGTTCTCCAGTAGGAGGCTCTCCAGAAGGCGCACCAATGCCAGAAGGAATGCCAGAAGGAGCACCTGCAGCACCACCAAGTATTCAAAGTTTACTCTCTGGTCTATCTGGCGGAGGAACACCAACAGCATCAGTACGGACAGTAACGCGTAGATAATCTAAGTAGGGGACAATGACAACTTTAGTAGCAATACAAGGTGATGGCTGGTCTGTAATGGGCTGCGATTCTCGCCTTAGCGATGAACATGGTCGCTTTCAGATTGCTAAGACTCCTAAGATTGTTGATAACAATAGCATCTTAATTGGTGGCTGTGGTTCATCACGTGCAAGTAACGTTTTACATTATGGATACGTGCAACCCAAGCCAACTATTAAAGAAGATTTAAATACTTATATGACACAGAAGTTTATCCCAGCAATGCGTAAAAATTTTGTTGATGCTGGTATAGATATGAAAGAGGACGGCGATGTCGCGCAAATCGATGGAGGATTTATCATCTCCGTTAAAGGGCAAATTTTTTCGGTTTCTGAGGATTACTCTTGGGATACCGATGTTCGTAACGTATATGTTATGGGTAGCGGTGGAGATGTTGCCCTCGGTGCATTGGCAGCGTTGGGTGTGGAAAAAGTAAATACT